TATGATTTTGGAAGGAAAGTTCCATCATGGAAAGGTCTTCCCAAGGACAAGGTGATGTCTCTTCTTGAGCCAAATGTCATCAGTTTGAGGGGCGGTCAGAAATTTGGAACTGGAATCTGTCTTGGAGGCAATATTGTTTTGGCCAGTTATCATCTCTTTGGTAAGGTCAGAAATTTTGTGTTCCACGATGGTGTATGTGCACGTGAGTATGTTTTAGCTGAGGATGACGTTGTGGAGATGGAATCTCGGGATCTTGTGTTTCTTCGGTTTCGTGGAATTCCATGTAGGAAGAGTATCATCGATCTTTTCCCTGTGGACCACATCCGTGACATCGAGTGCCCTCTTATGGTGATGAAGCGCGAACGTTCTGGAGACATGATCGTTGACAACACTGGGATTGTGAAATTTGCTGGTGAAGTGATAGTACCACCTTTCCATGTTCTGTGCTATGAAGCCCAAAGAGATTCTATCCCTGGAGATTGTGGTTCTTTGTATGTAGCTTGGTCACCAAGGGGTCCTGTTGTGCTCGGAATCCACCAGAACAGAAAGTTGGAGTACGCTCGGTGCATTGCTTTGACTAAACAGGTTTTGGATGAGGGTGTCAGTAAGCTGGGACCAATTATTCAAGGCGGTTCAGTAACCAGACCAACACTTGATTTTCCATTGAGGGAATTATCCAAGGATAGTAATCTGCGGAGAATCCCGGAATTGCCTCTAGTTTTGTTTGGGTCAACCAAAGCCAGATTCCCTTCCAAGAGTAAGGTGACCAAGACCTTGATTTATGATCATTGTGCTGAGCGTGGTTTTGTCGATAAGTACCATGCTCCTCTAATGAGAAATCGAAAGGTCTGGATCAACCAAATTTCACCTATGCTGCAACCAAGAAAGCTTGATCTTAATTTGCTAGACAGAGCCAAGGATATGTTTTGCCATGAAATAGTCGATGTTTTGACTCCCGAGCAACTGTCCAGTGTGGTTGTTTTGAGTGATTTTGATGCTGTGAATGGTCTTGATGGTGTCTGTTTTGTAAATAAGATCCCGAGAGCAACTTCTGCTGGGTTCCCATATAACAAATCAAAGAAGCACTTCATGTTCATTGATGAGAATCAAAAAGCTCATGTTGGTGATGAGATTATGGATGATGTTCACGCCATTGAGACCTTGTACAGGAATGGAGAGAGGGCTTGCCCAGTTTTCATGGGGAATCTGAAGGATGAAGTGGTCACATTGAAGAAGTACGAGAATGCGAAAACTCGTTTATTCACTGGCAGTCCATTTTCTTTTTCTATTGTGATGAGGAAGTACCTCTTGACAACAGTTGCTTTGATTGAGAATAACCAAGCCCTCTTTGAGAGTTATCCAGGCTGTGATGCTTTAGGTAGTGATTGGGAGGAACTCTATTATCACCTGACACAATTTGGAACTGATCGGATGTGTGCTGGGGATTATGCTGCCTTCGACAAGGGCATGCCATCCTCAGCCATTTTAGCCGCTTTTGATATTCTCATAAGCATTGCTGAGAGAGCTGGTTGGAATCAACTTGACATTAAGGTGATCAGAGTGATGGCTCATGATATTGCTTTTCCTATCGCTAACGTGGATGGAGACATTTTCATGACGGATGGATCAAATCCTTCGGGCCATTCTCTCACTGTGATTGTCAATTGTCTCGTCAACTGTTTGTATGTGAGAATGGCCTTCATTAACAAGTGTCCAGGCCTGTCTTTCAAAGAACATGTGGCTCTTCCTACGTACGGAGATGACAATGTCATGGGAATCAAGAAGGATTGTGAGTTTAGTCACACTGTTTTGTCTGACTTTTTGGCAACTCAGAGTATCAAATACACAATGCCCGACAAGGAATCTGAATCTATTCCCTACGTTCCGGTGTCGCAGGTCACATTTCTGAAGAGGAGTTTCGTATATGACCCCGAACTGAAGCACATTGTTGGTCCTTTGGAATTGGCATCCTCTCAGAGGAGTCTCATGTACAATATTCCGTCTGGATCTGTGTGCGAAGAGGCTCAGATACTAGACTCGATGGATACGTACTTAAGAGAGGCGTTCTTCCATGGAAAAGATCATCACACGGTTGAGAGAAAGTGGATTTTGGAGATAGCATCATTGCCCCGGTTTAGGGACTTTGTGAAACCCTCTCAGTTCCAATCTTACGCTCGGCTCAAAGAATGGTATCTTGGTAAGCATGGGGAATTTTCCGAGGAGGACTGGTCTGAGGAGGCAGAGGATAGTCCAGTAGAACTCCAAGGAGGGTATGATGGTGCCATATGTGAGAGTGATTTGATGGATTCAGCAGTCAATCCCATTTGTGATGAAGAGAACAAATTGGATGTGTTGACGGTGTTGAAGCTGCTACCACAGTTGGCTTTCTTTTACGTTCCTTACATCTATTTCATGCGTGCAATGGTGAGGGAAGCAGTTAAGAGCGTCCCACGTCGAGAGAGAATTGTTTGTTCATTTTTCTTTCCCTTTATCGTTGGATTGTCTGTGCCAGTTCTACAACCATACTTCGCCGACTTTCTTCAGATGGTGATTGGTCCACATTGCTTGGCGCTGATCATTTTCTTTTTCACCATTTTGTCCAAGAGGTGGTTTAAAATCTTGTTCTTGGTCCCCTGGCGGGAGGTTTCCGCCAAATTTCCCGGTCTGACTATATCGGGCGTAAGCGAAGCAATGGTCCCTACCAACGTGATC